GTTTATAAGTACCTTACCTATGTTCTATGAAGGTACAGAGGACACCGGTAAAGGTGGAGGAGTTGACGGTAAAGGAGGGTTTCACGCTGTATTACACCCACACGAGAGAGTAATTCCTAAGTCATTAAATGATCAAATAGGCAGCTTAACAAATGAACAACTCACAAACCTTGCTATGCAATATCAAAACGGTAAATTACTAGGTAAAGACGTAGCGCATAGTTCGTTGGATTTAGCGGTATTAGTCAATAAATTAGATAATCTCACTGAAGTAATCAAACAAAAACCCGAAACAAACATTGAGCTTGGTGAAATAACACAGTCAGCAATGGAGATAGTACAGTCCACTCGAAAAGGTAATACGACAATATACAACAGATTCAAAGTTAGATCATGAGACATTTATTAAATGGCATTGAGGTAAGTCCACGCAACAGGGATTCAATTGGAGTGGTTAGTGATTTCACAGGTAATCCAGATGTATTGAGTTTGAATGTTGATTCTGTTATTTTACCACGCGAGGCAAATCAATATATTAAAAACTGGATACAAAACAATGGTTTGTTTATAGGCATTCCTTACACCGTTGAAATGAAAGGTAATATTTCACTTGAATATTACATTGATTTATCGGATTCAGCTGCAAAACCTATTATAAGACAGCATGAGATTGAGGTTAAATTAAAGCGTAGAAACGGATCAGATACATTTTGGGAGAAGGCTCGCGGTACTTCATTTGATTTAATGTACAAAGACAAAGGAGCAGCATATTTCAACTATAAAAATGTAGGTTACTATGTCGTAACCAATACAGCTGCAATGGATGCCTTAAATATGAGTATAGCGTTATTCATGTTGACGTTGCAAATTATTCAAGCTTATAAAGAATTGGCAGAGGCAACAGTTGATTTGATTGCAAATCCAATTTCTGGAGCTGCAAAATTTGCAATAAAACTAATTTATTTTGCAAGTCTTCTAGCTGCAATGGCTTCATTAATGGCAAGGTTATTTCCTATCTTATTCCCTCGAAAAAAGTATTTTAAAGGTTGTTTGTATTCGGAAATTTTTAACAAAGGATGTTCGTACTTAGGATATACCGCCTTACCTTCAAGTATATTTCAATCACAGCCGGGATGGTTAACTCTTCCCGTGCCATTGGATAAGAATAATGATAGTTTTTTCGACAAAACTTCAAATGATTTAGCAGACAGTTATAACAAACCTGTTTGTTCAGCGTCCGATACAACCCCCACTTTTGGAGCTTGGTTAGATGAGGTATTAAAGCAATTCAATGCTAAGTTATTTATTGACGCTGCAAATAAAACAGTACGATTAGAACGTAGAGATTGGTTACAACAACAAACATCATTACAAATAGATCCCGCATTAAATATACAACCTGAACGCGATGAGCAGTTTACTTATAATACGGAGGAAGTTTGGAAGAGATATTACATAACATATTCACTTGATTACACCGATACTCATACTATTGACGGCGTAATGTTTGGTAGAAACCAAGCGGAATATTCAACAGAGAATAACGTACCTACTACAAATGCAGATTTGGTAACAATCAAAGGATTGAATGAGGTTAGAATTAATTTTGCATTAGGAGCTCCAAAGAATAAATTAACGTTACTTGAAACTTTAGCAGTTCCATTTGTATTACTATACGATGCTACAACCGAAGCAATCAATCAAGCGTTCGGAGGTCATGGAACTAATCTATATGCACAGATTTTAGACCGTAAAAATGCAATGAAAGTTAGTAATGAATATTTTGGAGTTACAAAAAGTTTATATGTTAAAAGTACAGGTAGCGGCAATAAAGTAAATTTAGATACTTCAAACTACGATGCTATTTATAGCGCGACTGCATTATGGAATAATTTTCACTATATTAATTTTATAGCAAATAACGATTTTATTATTCACGAAGAGGCTAGGATTAGACTTAGACAATCACAGTTTGTATCTTTGCAAAACAGTAACTACATTTTTACAAATAATAAATGGTGCGAAGTGCTTAAAATAGAATGGATTGATGAAAAAAGTTTAGCTACAATTACCTATAAAGAGCCGCTTGATTGGGCTAATGGAAAAGTTACATTAAAAATAATTAACTAATGACAACCGAAGAATTAAATAAATTAAAATCAACAGCTAAAAGTCTTTCAGATTCTTTGAAAGTGGTATTAGGAATGGCGCATTCAGCAATAAAAGAGGTGGAAAAAGATAATCCACAACAAGCTCATGAGCTATTAAAGGATTTGGAGGCGGCTCAAAATTCAAAAGATATGATTGAAGTTAACAATTTAATGAATAAATATGCCAATTTTAATAAGTAATCCGGTATATCGTGATATGTTTGGTAGTAATTTGAATTATTATCAGGCAAATGCAGGTGATAAGCATACATTTACATGTACAATTACTGAAAATATAGCCATTACAGAGAGTCCAAGTGTATTATTAAACTATTTTGCAGGTCTTAATCAAGTAACTTTGTCGGGTGCTAACTTTTTAACAGAAGGATTTCAGGCAGGAGACAACGTTGAAATCATAATTTACAATGCAAATGGTACGGTTCACCATACAAATACCGTTACAATAGTTAGTGTAACATCCACATTAATGATTGTTAACGCTTCATTGACTTGGAAGAGTTCAACTCAATATGTTTACATCATAGCAAAGCAAAAAGGTGGCTCAAAAAGGAATGGATTAGAACTTAATTTCAATCTTTTACCACAAACAGGATCACTGAGTCCAAACAGTTTATTAGATGGCTCAGTAAACAAGATACTATTCAACCTCACAGGCACAACCAATGGTCAAGTTGTGACAGGTACGCAGGTTGGAATAAAGTCAGGTCAATACGCTGTAAATGCAACCATCACTGACCAGACAACCTATCCAAATAAAACAAGGACTTATGATTTAGAGGTGGAGTTCATTCAAGGCGGTGCAATGTTGCCTACTTCATTTGATTTTGGAGGGTGTCTTAGGACTTATTTCGGCACAGTTTGGCAGCGTACTTATGGCAATCCAAACAATAACACAACTTTTGTAATAAGTGAGAGTGCAGATACGGGATGGTTTGATGAGCCATTTAATTTAGGTGTTGCAAATGCTACTCTTCTAAGTGGAATTTCAGTACTTGAGTTCAACACAATTCAAACAGGAACTATCTCAATTGATTCTGCAAGTACATCCTTTGGATTTGGTGCAGGATATATGCCACTTGATGACAACTATTATAAAAATCAAACAGTTGACCAGAGTGAATTAAGCATGTTTGCTGAAACTCAAACAGGTTTAGTTCCTATAACATTGACATCTCCACTTAATCCAAGTGGAGCAGGATACACTCTTGAATTTAGTAATCCTGTAACTGTTGGAACAGTGACCACATGGGACTGGGAGTTCACTCCAAACGCTGCATTTATAACTTTCATGGATGCACGAAGTATTGGAGATAGATTATTTTACATTTGGGCTAAGTATGGAACAGTAAACTTGTTGCTATTTGCAGACCAACTAAGTGAGCAACCCCCTGCTCCCGGAGTGTTGGATATGGTTGTTCATAGATTTGTTGATCACTCACAAAACTATGCAAATGATAATGTGACTAAGTTAGGATTTGAGGGTAATGTTGAGGATGATATTGCTTTCATTGGCAAGTTCTTAGTTCCTATTGATGCAGATATTAAGTACACTAAGGCAGAGATATGGTCAGTTAATGCAGTGACTAATGAGGAGTTCTTATTGAATAGCTCTTATTTTGATTTCACAGCAGTTCCAAAGGTCGGAGGTTACTATCCTATCAATCAATCACAAAGTGTTATCACAACTCTTCCAACAACATCTGCAAAGCTCACAGCTCAGATAGAGAGAGATGCGTACATTGACACTGTTACTGACTATGGAATAAGAGTTTACTTGCCATTCTTTTACAGTTGGCAGTATTGGATAGCACAACCAAATGCAAATGCTTTCTTTTATCCAAACAAGCAAACACGTAACTGGATGCCATACGGAACTGAAACAGATTGGAAGTTACAGCTCAGAGTTACTGTTGATATCAATGGACTTGACTATATTTACAGTGAGAATATTGTTATCAAAGATTATGATTCAGATCCTGCAATAGATCAAACAATGACACTTGAGGTTGTGAGTACATCTCAAATTGTTACTGTAGTTGTCGAAGGTGAGTTGCATAAGGTTAGTGCGTATCACACAATCAATACAGCAGATATCTGGGATCAATCAAATGTTTGGGGCATGATTACAGTTGAGCCAACAGAGGCGGCACCTCGTTGGATATGTTCAACTGTTGTGCCTTATGACAATAACTTGAATAATCCATTGACTCCGATTTCTGGATTATACGCTGACTTATCATTCCCATCTCCACAGGTTGCATTGATTGAGTGTTACTTTAATCCAAACAATGTTAACCTATCCAATGGTGTTAAATTTACTTCTAAAATAAAAGGCTGTTATGTGTGATTGCATTAATATTTCGTTTCAATCCGGTACTTATCCAACATTAACCTTTGATGTTGATGCATCTGGCACTCATAATGGATACAATACATTTGAGTTTACTTACTTTGGATCAACTTATTATGTGTGGTGTGATGGCTCATCGACGTGGTTTATAACAGATGAGATTGGAGGAGGTACTTACATTGATAGTTTAAAGAATGAAACCCCCTGCCCATTAGGTGATGACACTAAATGGCTTTCCTTTGCTGTGAGAACAAACACAACCGAGTGTGAATGTGCAAAGAATGAGGATAGAATGTATTTTGAATATAAGTCTATTAAGCTACCTCAAATTTGTTTAAATCAAAATAGAGGAATTAATGATTGTTGCTGTGAGGAGTTGGTATTGGCTAAGTCCACATCAAACAGCTGGGAAACAGATAAAACCAGTGCATGGATGAAGTTAAGTGATCCTGCAGATACTGTTACATTCAACCTTTATAAATATGGTGTGTTAACAACTTACACTCCAAATGTAGTGGCATTCCCTAATGAGCCAAATGCTTATTATACCACAGTAGAGTGGATTGATGTACTCAATTCAGATGGAATTGGATGTTATGAACTGGAAATTAAATACAATATTTCTGGTATTACAGGCATCATTACATGGGGTAAATATAGACTATTGCCATTCACAATACAGAATGCAATTGCAACAGCCAGATTGAGAGCTAACTTTGATGGATACCATGAGATTGAGCAGATTAATTTCACAGGCTCAGGAGTTGAAAGTACATACAGATTCAATGGATTCATAGGCAACAGACAACCAAACACTGAGATAGATAATATCATTTACAATAATAGAGAAATGAAGAGAGTCATTCGAGAAAACTTGAATGAGTATGAAATCCTTGTTGATCCATCTTTGAAGTGTGTTACTAAGCCGCTTGTTGATTTGTATCTATTGAGTGAGAACAACTTATACATCTCAGATTACAATGCTCATAACCATGACTATTGTATCAATGATTTACCAGTGATAGTGAGTCAAAGCCCTGAATTAACATATTATGATTTTTCTCGCAAGGCATCATTGAAGTGTACAGTTGCAGATAAATTTAAGAACAAGCGCACTTACTATTGACAATTGAATTATTAAAAACTAAATTTGAAACTAAATTAAATTACCATGTGGAATAGCGTATTACATGCCTTGAATGGCACTAAAATAATAAATGATACAACCGAAGTAACTCAAGGATTTGACGCCATTTTAGTATTACAAGATACTGTTTTTACTAGTATTAAAGTTGCAGGAGTTGATGTAAAGTCAACTTATATTACAACGCCAGCCACAGCCGTAAAAGCCGGTGCAATTATTCGCCCAACTTCGGGGACGCGTTTTTCTGGAGTCAAATTAACAAGTGGATCAATTGAAATAGTTTTGTAATGGCGTTTGGAATTGGAATTGGAATAAGTCCATTATTAGTTTTAAATACTGAATCTGGATCTGTTCCCGTAAATACTGTTACTCCTGTAATAACAGGTAATACTACATTGAATAGTTTATTATCTTCCACTACGGGAACTTGGATAGGTACAGCTCCTATTACTTATTCTTATCAATGGAATAGAAATGGAAATCCAATTCGAAACCAAACAAATTCAACTTATGAAATTGTACTTGCAGATTCAGCGGCAAGTATAACATGCACAGTAACAGCAACAAATAACGCTGGATCAAATAGTGCTCTATCTAATTTTATTATAATAGATATTATTAAAGAATGAAAATGTTACCTATCACTCAATTCATAGAAATAATTAAAAAGCAGGGAGCTGTTGGAGTCCTTGCATTATGGCTTGCGTACACGCATTTCGAAGTTCAGGATGTTAAAGACCGTCTTTATAATTGCTTAGATAAAAATGAGTATTATAATAGAAAACCTATTGAGGAGAGACAGCCGCTTTTACCTACTCAAAAAAGTGATACTGTTGCAGTAATTGATAATAAAAGTCGTAAATTAGCGAAAAAATAAGATATGAAGCTAACATCCAACTTTAGTTTAAACGAGTTTAATAAGCACAATTTTACAGTGCCAGCCAACGTATTAAGCAACTTAATAGAACTTGCAAAAAACCTTCAAGTATTACGTGATTATGTAAAGAAACCAATTAAGATCACAAGCGGTTATAGACCTGCAGAACATAACGCTAAAATAGGCGGTGTTACTAAGTCAAGACATATTACCGGTCAAGCAGCTGACTTCAAGATTGAAGGTTACACACCTAAACAAGTTGCTGCTATTATCGAAAAATTGATTGCAGCGGGTAAAATGAAAGAGGGCGGTTTAGGAACGTATAGCACGTGGACGCACTATGATTGCAGACTTACAAAAGCACGTTGGGCAAAATAAATAATTATGGCAAAGAAAAAAATAAAAATAGATACTGATAATGTTGACGTAAATTTAGAAAAAGACGGCACGAATATCAAACTGGATGTTGACACAAAGAACGTAGATATTCACGTATTAAAAGACGAAGTAAATAAAGAATTCAAATTGGATTCAAAAAATATTGATGTTGATATTAAAAAAACGCCCGACGGCATCGAGGTGAAAGTCGATGCCCAAGGCGCACTTTGGAAAGTGATTGCCAAAAGAATAGTAAGATTTGTTTTAAAGAAATTTTCTAGGTAAATTTGAGCCTCTTTCCTTAGTTCTTGCATTGAACGATTGATGTTTTGACCCCCTTTTCAAATGAGATTAGGGGGTTTTTTAGTATCCAAACAAAAAAAAATATTAAAAAATAAATAATAAATTGTTGTTAATTAAAAATAAAATGTTAACTTTGGTTTATAATTAAAAACACAAAGTTATGAAAACACAATACAGAGTACACGCAGAAGGATACGGAATTAAAACGGAAGACTTATATTTCACGTCAAAAAATAAAGCTATTGAATACATGAAAAAATGGTTTGACTTTTACACAAGAATGGAAGCTTCATTATTTACTTGTATTAAAGAAGTTGAAGACGATTCAGAGTGGGTTGAAACAAAATATTCAATTTGTAATATATAAAAAAAACAAGGGGTGCGACTTGGTAACGCACAATAAAAAATAACAACCATGAACACACAAAAAACATCTAAAAAAAACACCTTAATTCAAGTAATTAACACGTATTTTCCAAACAAACCAAACTTGACTTATATTAGTCGCAAATGGAAAACAAAGATTTGCCCTGAAGATAAGGGGGGTTCATTTAATCAAAAGTTATATGAAGACTATTTGACTGTGATTAATGATCCAATTCTTTAAACGTTATGGAAAATCAATTTAGAACCGTTGTATTACGATTTCCTGAATCAATACGCAATACCGTTAATTTAACAGATTACGACTTGCACGGGTATTTACAAGGCGAACGGTGCGACAAATTACACACCTTAACAATTCACCATTTTGATTGTATCGAATTAATCCATGAAAGCGAAAACGCAAATACAAAGGAAAAGTTTATTCATGCACTTGGATTTCGAGAAAATCAAAAGACAATACTTATATTCAAAAAGCGTAAATAATGGAGCAAAAAACAGCGTTACAAATGCTTATTAAAAAGATTGATTTGCATTTAGAAAAGCATAAAAAACACACTAAAAAAATTGATGCAACGGCATTGATAATTAAAAACCATGCTATTAAATTAATGGAATACGAGCGCGAAATAACGTGTGGATTTGCTATCGATTACGCAGATCAAAATGAAACGGCATTAAATTACTTTGATAAAACTTTTAAAAAATAAACCATGAAAGAATCGATTAAAAAATCTAAGCGTATTAATTCGCTTCTAGTACTTGCATTTGCCAGACTATGTCACTGGCGCGAAATGAAACGTCAAGCCTTGTTAAATTGTCGCGGCAAAAAACCTCACTACTTTTTAAAACAAGCTGAAATAGCACTAAAGAAATTTGAACACTACAAAAAACAAGCTGGATTATGAAAACACAAAACATCAATAAAAAACTAGTAATGCGAAAACTAGCAATGGATGCAATCATTTACACACACGTATTTAATTAAGTTATGACAAAAGTATTTCCAGATTCTAAGTACAAAAAAATTGTACAAAAGAGCTACAATATTTTAGACTGTAAGGAGTTCAATTTGTACGATTTCTTCAAAGCGTGTCCATATACAATTGAACAATTACGCAAAGATAATAGGCATCAATCAATTAAAGAGTGGCGACATATCGGTGTTTTTTGGGCGTTGTTATCGGGTAAAAATTTACTTGAAACAGCTGAAATATTCCAACGCAATCATTCAATATCCTATCGAAGTTTAAAGGTTGTTTACAATGACTTGCATTTATACGGTGAAAATTCGATTTACATTGATCGAATGAGAGCGGTTATAGTTAAGTCAAGGTTGCATACATTTTGCTTTCAAATAGATAATTTTAATTTTAGACTAATTCATCATGGTAAACGATCATTTATGGATATTGAAACTAATTATGTACAAATTGATTATTCATTACTTGAAAGTAAAAACCAATTTGAATTATACGATTTCTTTTTGAAATATAAACTTGAAAACGCCAAGGAACTAGCATTGAAAGTAAGTGAGTATTATAAGAATTATTACGTACAAAAAGATTTATAATTATGGATGCAACAATTTCAGAACAACTAGATATATTGCTAAATGCTAATTACAAGTGGAAAAAAAGACCTATGTTGTGCGAACGTTTAAATTTTCACGAATGCACTTGTTTTGGTGGCTACTGTTCATCTAAAAATAAAAATAGTAACTTTGTAACGTGTTGCAATAATAAAGCCACCGTAGGGGATTATTTGAGGCAAAAATCAAAATACATGAATGATTAAAGAATTAATTTTAAGAAACGTTCCGTTTATGGTGGTTATTTCAAATGAATTTACGGGGCTTTCTTACTCATTAATTTTGATCGAAGACGGTGCAATTAAAATTAAACATGTTCCCGGTATGTACTGGCATCAAATAACTGGAAATTTACAGCATTTAAAGTTGAAAGTAAGTAACCATGACGGTAAGTTATACGAGTTTAACCATTTCAAAAACAAAGTAGGTAGGTTAAAGAAATACAATTTTTTAAAATCACTATGAGAGTAAAGCGAAATTTAACACGAATACAAAGGCATAATTTAGCTCGGACTATTAATCGGTTTTATTGGATGCAAAAACGTAGATTAGTGAAATTAAGAAACAAAATTTCTAAGGAATTTTATAATAACAATGAGTTTGATTAGAAAATAATTTGTATTTTTGTATACAGTTCCGTCTCACACAATAGAACTGAAAGATGTTACTAAACCTCTTAATGAATGTGAAGTGAGACGCACAGGATTTAGGAGGTTTTTTTTGTTTACTATAAAAATGGAAATTTCCGTTTTTATCAAATTTAATTAAATGAGTGGATGGATTAAAATTTACAGAAAGATAATGGAAAATCCTTTGTATTTTTCAGAGCCTTTTAATCGGTCTTTAGCTTGGATTGATATGTTACTTTTAGCTAATCATGCAGATAGTTTTTTCTTTAAAAGAGGTGTAAAAGTTGAAGTTAAAAGAGGTCAAATTGGATACGATTTGGATAGTTTAGCGAAGCGTTGGAAGTGGTCAAGAGGAAAGGTCGAAAGGTTTGTAAAATTTCTTGAAAATGATAATCAAATAGTAAGGCAAAAAACGAACGTAACTACTTTAATATCAATAGTTAATTACAAAGAATATCAAAAGGATGATAAAGCAGATAGTAAAACAAATAGTAAAGCAGATAGTAAATCAGATAGTAAACCAAATAATAAAGCAGACGGAAACAAACAAGAATGTAAAGAATTAAAAGAAGAAAAAGAATTAAAAGAATGTAAAGAATATAATACTGTCGATTATGAATTTTATTTTAATCTTTTTTGGGATGCTTACGATAAAAAATATGGCAAATCAAAATCATTTGAAAAGTTCAAAAAAATAAAACCCGAACTTTACGATTTGATAATCGACAAAGCGACTGAATACAAAAAGTCAACTCCAGATATTCAGTTTAGAAAAAATCCTTTGACGTGGCTAAACGGTCAACATTGGGAAGACGAAATAGTAATCAATAAAACAAAAAATAATGAAACAGGAAGTAAGTCAGATCAGTACATGGACGCATTATTCAACCTCGCTAATAGATACAAAAACAGTTAAAGATTCAATATTGCATCCATTGAAAGTAAAAATTTCAACTGACAATCAATTAGCTGAAATAATTACATATGCAATTTTTATGGTAGGTTTACCAAAAGAAAATGTACCGGGAAGCCATCACATGGATTTGTTAATAGCATTTATTCGAGAAAATTACCTAAATTATTCACTTGCAGAAATGAAATACGCCTTTACAATGGCTGCCAAAGGTGAATTAAATACAGATTGTAAGCATTACGGATCTTTTTCACCTGAATATTTCGGTCGAATAATGAAAGCATATAGTGAACAACATCGGTTAAAGATAAATGCGGAACTAGCAAAGCAAATAAACGCATTACCACAACCTGAAGAGCCTAGCGAAATTGAAAAGGTACGAATTAGAAAGGATTTTGAGAGTAATGTAATAGTTCCGATGTTTAAAAACTACATTGAAAATGGTAAAATAGAAACTGGATACACACCAATTAAATTGATTTATCAAAATTTAGTGGAATTTCACCGAATAATTGATTTTGATTTGGAGCAAAAACAAGTAATTCATAAACAAGCCATTAAAAATATTGACTTAGGTATTCAATTTAAGTCGAATAATGGAATTTTTGAAGCGAATAAGAACAAAATTTTTAATGCAATACATGAACACATGAACGAAACACAACGCACCGTAAATTCAGTTCAAGAGGAATGTTATTTCATTTGCGTAAATGAAGTTTTTGAAAAGCTGAAACATGAGAATTTGGATTTGAAAAATGTATTAAATTGTGAGATATGAAAATTTTAAATTTATACGCATGTTTAGGTGGTAATCGTTACAAGTGGGACGAAGTAGCTCATAATTTAGAAATTACTGCGGTTGAACTTGACCATGAAGCAGCACGTTTATACAAAGAGCGTTTTCCAAAAGACGAAGTAATAGTAGCAGACGCGCACCAATATTTGTTAGACCATTACAAAGAGTTTGATTTTATTTGGAGTTCACCTCCTTGTCCAAGTCATTCACGTGCAAGAATATCGGGTGTTATTTCAAATAAAATTAAGGCTGTTTATCCTGATATGAAATTATATGAAGAGATATTGTTATTAGATAATTTTTTTAAAGGTAAATATATTATTGAAAATGTTATTCCTTATTATGAGCCATTGATACCCGCACAAAAACGCGGAAGACATTTATATTGGTCTAATTTTGTTTTACCTAACATTCTTTCAAATAGGCACGCCAATATTGGTGGTTCAACGGTAGATGAATTAAATAAACTATGTAAATTTCACGATTACAATTTTAATAATTATAAAGGCGAACAATCAATAATTAAAATGGCTCGTAACTTAGTAGACTATGAAGCTGGTAAAACAATACTTGAAACAGCACTAGGAATTATTAGAAAAAAAGACGAAAAACAAACTTCAATATTTGATTATTTATGACCGAAAAAAACGTGAAAGAACTAAGGATAGGTAACTGGTTTATTGAAAAAGATGAAATAAAGCAATTTGACGGTGACTTTTATCATTTGATTGATTGTCAATTTATCGAAGTCGATCCAGAATGGTTAGTGAAATTTGGATTTGCTTATCAGCATAAACGAAGTGAACATTTTATTCAACAATATTTCATCAAAGAAATATCAAATAACAACGGAAATAAAAAGCATATTGAAATTACTATTTTAGAATCTGGTCACAGCGAGGTAACAAAATTTGAAATTATTTTAATACATGAATACCGTTGGAACGAAATAAAAGAGGGTCGTATTTTTTGGAGTAATGAATTACACATCCACACTCTACAAAATTTGGTATTTGTTTTAAGTGGAAATGAACTAGAAATAAAATAAATTATATAAATTATGAAAAAATTAAAATTAAATGAACTTAAAATTGGTAACTATTTATATTCAAAAAATTCAAATTGTTTATTTCCAAAAGGATTAATTGAAATTGATTTATATGTATTTGAAAAAATAAGATTGTACAATGGTTTAGATTTTTTACACCCTTATGAATTAACAGAAGGTCGTTTATTTGATTTAGGCTTGTATAAATTTAAAGATGAAAAAGGAAGTTATTTTTCTTTTTATGAAGGAAACGTATTTAAGATAAGATTTACAGATGATATAGATACATTAAAAGCATTTAAATGTTATATAGGAAATCAACAAATTAGAAGGTTAGATTACATACATCAATTACAGAATTTATGGTTTGAATTATCTGGATTAGAATTAAAAAAACTAAAATAAATTTCACAAAAAGTAAAACATAAACAAATAGTTATTATATTTGCATTCAAATAACAACCACAAATGAAGAAATTAAGTTTGAACCCTCGTATTGAAACGCCTCGTGGTTGTGGCTATCAGTACGGGGGTTTGTTTTTTAAATTATTTTAGTATGGATTATAAAGATTTTTTAAATCAAAAGAAAAAACAATTTATTGAAAGTGGATTTGAAGTTAATGAAGAAAAACTTAATAAAAATCTATTTGACTTTCAAAAGTATGCGGTAAAAACAGCATTAAAAAAAGGGAAATTTGCATTATTTTTTGATTGTGGATTAGGTAAAACCTTAATGCAATTATCATGGAGTGAATTAGTATTTAATCATACTCAAAAAAAGGTATTGATTTTAGCTCCATTAGCAGTTGTTGAACAAACAAAAGATGAGGCTTTAAAGTTTGGTATTTCATTAGATTGTTTTGATATTACCAATTACGATCAATTAAAAAATATTGAAAACATAAATCAATATTCTGGAGTTGTTTTAGATGAAAGTTCAATTTTAAAGGGTAGGGATGGTAAACTATCTAATTTGATTATAGAAAGTTTTAAATATACACCTTACAAATTAGCATGTACAGCAACACCATCACCAAACGATCATATGGAACTAGGGCAACACAGTGAATTTTTAGGCGCTATGAGCTATTTAGAAATGTTAGCAATGTATTTTGTTCATGACGGAGGTGAAACTTCAAAATGGAGACTTAGAAAACATGCTAAAGATCCATTTTGGAAATATGTATGCACTTGGTCAATGGCATGCGATAATCCAAATACTTTGGGATTTTGTCATAGTGGATACGCTTTGCCAGAAATTGAATATATTGAACACGTAATTTCAGTTGAAAACAATACAAATACCTTATTTGGAGACGTTGCAATTTCAGCAACTGACTTACATAAAGACTTAGAACGATCATTTGAAAATAGAATTAAAAAAACTATTGAATTAATAAACTCAAATGATAATCAATGGATAATTTGGGGATTAAAAAATAATGAGACAGATTGCATTGAATCAAAACTAGAAAATGCAATAAATGTTCAAGGTTCAAATAGTCCAGAATATAAAGCAAAATATTTAAATGGATTTGCAAAAAATGAATTTAAAACTTTAATTACAAAGACTTCTATTGCTTCATTTGGAATGAATTATCAAAACTGTAATCAAATGATTTTTATGTCATATGATTTTAAGTTTGAACAGTTTTATCAAGCGGTTAGACGTTGCTATCGTTTTGGTCAAAAAAATAAAGTTACAGTACATATTTTAATTCCAGAATCACAAATAAATGTTAGACAAACAATATTAGAAAAGCAACAAAGGCATTTTGAAATGATTCAAGAAATGGCAAAATATTCAAGTGAAACAGATTATAAATCAAATAAATCAAAAGTTATGATAAACAAAAAAGAAATTATTACAGAAAACTATCATTTATTGAATGGTGATTGTGTTCAAGAAAGCAAAAAAATACATGATAATACAGCAGATTTAATTGTATTTAGCCCTCCATTTGCTGAATTATATGTTTATTCAGACAAAGAAGAGGATATGGGAAATGTTTCAGATTACAAACAATTTGAGCAACATTTTAAATTCCTTATTCCAGAATTAAAACGAATATTAAAACCCGGTCGAATTTGTGCTATTCATTGTATGGATTTACCTATCCAAAAAGGCAAAGAGGGATATATCGGATTACGTGACTTTTCAGGAATGCTTATTGATTGGTTTCAAGAAAATGGATTTATCTATCATTCAAGAACCACAATATGGAAAAATCCTGTTACTGAAATGCAACGCACAAAAGCATTAGGATTACTTCATAAAACTATTAAAAAAGATAGTTCTATGACAAGGGTAGGTATTCCTGATTATGTTTTATTTTTTAGAAATGAAGGTGAAAATGAAATACCAATTACTCATCAAGATATTGATCCATCAAAAAAAGATTATTTACCTGTTGATTTGTGGCAAAAATACGCATCTCCTGTTTGGTATGATATTGATTATTCAAGAACATTACAATATAGATCCGGACGTGATGGAAATGATGAGAAACACATATGCCCTTTGCAGTTAGATACAATTGAAAGAATAATTCATTTATACTCAAATGAAAATGAAATTGTATTTAGTCCGTTTGGCGGCATTGGTAGCGAGGGTTTTTGCGCTTTGAAAATGAATAGAAAATCAATATCAATTGAATTAAAAGAAAGCTATTTTGCTTTAAATGCAAAAAACCATAAAGAATGTATTGAAGAAAAAAATAGTACATTGACATTATTCTAAACAAAAAATAATTACTAAAAAAGCATATTAAACAAGAATTTATTTATATATTTGTCAAAACAAAACATCAATTTTATGAAAAATCTATTTTTAAAGCGTTTAGAATTACGCAACTTTAAAGGAATTAAGTCATTCCAAATTGACTTTACTAGCAATGAAACAAACATTCTAGGAAAAAACACAGCTGGTAAAACAACAATTTTCGATGCTTATAACTGGTTGTTGTTTGGTAAAGATTCATTGGATCGAACCGATTTCCCAATTAAGACTTTTGATAAGGATAACAACTTTATTCCAAAGTTAGAACATGAAGTCAGTGCAATTATCATTTCAGACGGTCAAGAAATTGAATTAAGACGTGTTTATACCGAGAAATGGACTAGAAAACGTGGGAACGACATTGAAGAGCTTACAGGTCACGAAACAACATTTTTCATTAACCTAGTTGAAAAGAAAAAAAACGAATACGAAGCATTTATCAAAGAGCTAATTGATGAGCAAGTTTCTAAGCTAATTACAAACCCTCTTTATTTCATGGAAAAAATGAAATGGAATGATCGCAGAGAGGTTCTAACTGTAATGGCTGGTGAAATTACTAACGAAACTATTTTAGGCGCTTTCAATCCATCGAATGAACTAATCGAACTAATCAATAACAAAAAGGATTTAATCGAAGAAAAAAAGGTAATTAACCAAAGAGTTAAATTACTCAAAGATCAATTATCTGAAATTGAAACACGAATCAAAGAAGCTAATTATTCAGATACCGAACAAATAGATTTTGAATCAATCGAAAAACAGATTGAAGAAAAGAAATCTGAAATAGCCAAATTAGATGCATCCATTGTGGATATTCAACAAGCAAATGCAACTGAACAACAAAAGGTAATTGCAGCTAATAACGAACGCTTTGAGTTAATTCAGAAATGTAATAAACTAGAATCTGAATTACGAACTAAAAACGAAGTTACAAAGAACAATATTCTTTCTAAGAAAATGGATATTGAGCGCGAAATTACGCATCTTAAAAACACACTTGAAAATCTAAACAGTCAGTCCGATACGATTGCGCATAATATCGGAAAGTTAGAATCTGAAAACAACGTTATTCGAGAGGAATTTAAGGAATTACAAGCCCAACAATTTGAACTTAATCCAACCGATGTATGCTGCCCAACTTGCAACCGACAAATTGATAATTCAGAAAGCAAAGTAAATGAATTGCGTTTGTCATTCAATCAAAAGAAACACGATCAATTACAAAAACTAAATGAAACTGGAGTTGCAAATAAGGCAAAGATTGAAGCCTTAATGACAAAATACAAAGAATTTAACTTCAAAGAAATTCAAACAAAACTTGAATCTAAGCAACTAGAATTACAATCATTCGATAAAGACAATCAGTTTTTCGCTCAAGAAACAACCGCAGAAATTCAAATGCTTAAACAGCAAATTGAAAAGTTTGTAGTTCCTGAAATTAAACAGGCTAATTTCGATGAGTTATTACAATCGAAAAAAGAAATTGAAGCCGTACTGGAATTACTTAAACAACAGTTATACAAGAAAACTGAAATCGAAAGACGTTCACAACGTATTTCAGATTTATCAAACGAACAAAAAGCCGTCGCAAGTCAAATAGCTGAGTTACAAAAAACCGAAAACCAAATCGACAAATTTAATGAAACGAAAATGAATATTGTAGAACAACGTGTTAATGGTTTATTCAAGTTGGTTAAATGGAAAATGTTTAACGTTCAAATTAACGGCGGTATAGATCCATCGTGTGAGGCTATTGTTGACGGTAAACCGTATTCAGCAATGAATAAAGCTCTTCAAATGAATGTAGGTATTGACATCGTAAATGCATTGAATTTGCACTATCAAATTTTAGCTCCTATTTTCATTGATAACCGAGAATCAATTACAACTTTGTTACGGTCAAATTCTCAAATAATCAATTTGATAGTAGACAAAGAATGCGAAGTACTAACTATTCAAAATTTATAACCAATGCAAGAATCTAAATTTGAAAAAATAGTAGGTCAAATATCGATGGTAATTATTGGATTGACTGTAATAGCTTGTATTTACGCAGCATTTAAACTTTTAACGGTATGAAACAGACAGTAGTAAATTGGTTAGCCGAAGAATTTGATAGAATAGAAAAAGAGTTCTACAAAGAATCTACGGAATATTCTGATGCAAAAGCAAGAGCCATAATACTTGCTCAATATATTTTTAGGGAGCATATAGTTAAAACCGCACAAGACAACCTTCACGCAGGTCAAGATTTAGCGAATGGATATAAAATTGATTGGAATAGTGCAGAAGAATACTTCGATAAAACTTTTAACGCAGAGTAACACGAAAAAAAAAACTTTTTAAAACACAAATCAATATGAACGAAAAGTTTGAAAAAAGGCTAAAAGAATACTTGGATTCCGAGTGTGATGAATACGATATGGGATATTTCATTGACAAAGATGAAGCATCTGAATTTCGATGTCAAGTTAAAATTTTCCGAAATGATAATAAAAACACACGATGGTTATGTTTTGAATATGATGAAAAAGAGGATGTTTTATTGATTGAATTATCAGAGGATTCTTTTTATGAAACAAAAGAATATGACTATTCAGTAAAATATTTTTGGATGCTTGTAGCCCCCGCTTTATTCCCGAATAACTAGAAACAAACAAAAACAAATAAAATGGAATACGTTATTGAATTATTACAGAAAAAACTTAATCAAGAATTAACAGCACTTGAATCTGCAAACCAAATGTTAAAAGGTAAAGGATTTATAATGAATGAAGATACTCAAAAAGCATTTGAAGAAAGTAGAAGATTAGCTTTTATTAGAATACCACAATTAAAAGAAGCTATTGAGTTATTAACATTTAAATCAGAATAAGATGACAGAAGAAGCAAAGATGGCGCTACTACTATTTAGTGTAGGAATAATAACAATATCAATCGGAATAATTAGAAACTATGGAAAAGATAATTGAATACATAAAGCAAAACAATTTAACGGCATATTGCAAAAAAAGAACCGTTACATATCAAAGGTATTTTCTTTACAACTTGCTTTATGAACACGGATTGAATTACAATGAAATAGGTGAAATTTTTGGACGTGAACACTCTACAATAATTTACGGTGTAAAAGTTCATGAGTATTACGAAAGAATACAGGATGCTTTGTATTTTGAATACACAGATAAGATACGTATTGCATTTAAAAAACCTGAATTAACATTTAATTTAGCAATCGATGTAATGAAATGTAGCTCACTTAAAAAATTAGAACTAATAAAATTACGTATTCGATGTAATTTTTATGAAAATGTAAACATTAAAATTGATAATTTATGAGTCCTAAAGAGAAAGCAATAGAGTTAGCTATGAAGTTTGATAAATTAGGTGAAACTGATAATGCTAAAAAATGCGCTTTAATAACGGTTGATGAGATTTTAATAGCAGTTGAAAGCGATTGGGGTTTTATGCAAGTAAGAAAAGAATATTGGCAAGAAGTTAAACAAGAAATACAAGAATTATGACACTAAAAGCAAATGAACTTAGGATTGGTAATTATTTAAACGGTAAACAAGGACACGTTATAATTACTGAAATTAGAGAAAATAACATTGTAAAAATACACGATAATACAAATAGTTTTTATGTTGGAACTTGTTTAAAACCAATCCCACTAACCGATGAATGGTTATTTAATTTTGATGCAATTAAAATTGGTGATGAATTTATTTTTGACAGATTTAGACTTAAATATCTACCCGATTACGAATTTTACTATGTGACTTGTAGAGAAACAAATGCTTACATAACAAAAGTAGAGTTTGTCCATGAATGGCAAAATGTTGTTTTCGCTTTGAACAATCAAGAACTCTCACTAAAAAATAATTCAAATAATTGATTTTTGAATAAGAATTTATTGTATATTTGTAAAAAATAAAACATCAAATTATGGAAAAAAATGAACAAGTAGCAAAGCCAGCTACTAAAAACATGGCTGCAAGTGAGCGATTTACCGGAGCTGTATTGAAAGAATTTTCAGCAAACGCAGGTACGGTTGAATTAACCGTATTTCAAAAGAAATTAATTCAAAACTACTTTATTAAACTCGATCAATCGTTACAATTAGCTGAAACAAAAAGGCTAAAAACACCTGAACAAAACCGAGAACAACTAGCTTACAAGTGGGAAAATATAAACATGACTGATTTAGCGCTTAAAGTAGTGCCATTGTCAGGCGTTGGCCTTGACCCATTACAGCCTAATCACGTAAACCTCATCCCGTATAAAAACGGCCACACCAACAAGTACGAGATTACACCGATTATTGGTTATCGTGGATTAGGATTGAAAGCTACAAAATTTGGACTTGAAACCGAAGTGCCTAACCATGTAATTATAGAGGTTATTTATGAAAATGACTTATTTAAACCTATCAAAAAAAGCTACGATAATCTAATTGAAAAATATGAATTTGAAATTGTAGATTGGAAAAACAGAGGTCAAATTGTTGGCGGTTTTTATTATCATATTTTTAATTCAAATCCCGAAAAAAACAGATTACGATTTTTTACTTTGCACGACATTGAAAAACGTAAACCAAAATACGCAAGTGCTGAATTTTGGGGAGGTGAAAAGACTACTTATTCAGGTGGTAAAGCATCTGGGAAAGAAAAAATTGAAGGTTGGTTCGATGAAATGGTTTACAAGACTATTTACCGAGCTGCATACAACGACATCACAATTGATTCGCAAAAGATTAACGAACAGTTTATTAGCGTATTTGGTGACACGTCAAAGACTGAATTTGACGAGCCTGAAACAACATTTACTGAAGATGTTAAACACGAAATAGTAAACGAAACTACGGCAACGGATGTTGTATTTGAAATTGAAGCTAGCGAGCCTGTTAAAACAAACACGCCAGCAAGTGAAACACAACCCGAAATGAAGTTTTAACACATGGAATTAAAAGTAATTTCATCTGGAAGTATTGGCAATTGCTATATCTTAAATGGGAAAGATTCCACGCTCTTAATTGAGTGTGGGGTCAAGTACCAAGAAATAGTAAAAGCATTAAATTATGATTGGTTTAAGGTTAAAGCATGTATTGTTTCTCATGCGCACGGAGATCATTCCAAATCAATCAAACAAGTAATGCAAAACGGCGTACCTGTACTTGCATCCAAAGGAACTTTTGACACGTTAAAAATAAGCAAAGAACAACGCTACAAAGAAGTTGAACATTTACGCACGTACAAAGTAAATGACTTTTGGATTTCGGCATTTGAAGTTGAACACGATTCACCTCAAACAATGGGATTTATTATCAATAATTCTGACTGTGGGAGCGTTTTATTTATTACAGATACATACAGATTGAAATGGAATTTTAACATGGCATTCGATCATGTAATTATCGAGGCTAATTTCTGCGAGGAAATCGTATCTAAAAAGTCAGATGACTACATAAACAAACGTCGTTACAAAGCGCATATGAGTTTTCAGACTGCAATGCTTACACTTGAAAAACTGAATTTAACGCAATGCAAAAACATCATTTTAATTCACTTATCCGATACCTCATCAGATGAGCAAAAATTTAAACGAGAATGTATTGAAAGGTTTGCTATACCTACAACAATTGCCACAAAAGGACAAATTATTAACCTAGAAAATTTTTAGAAAATGGATACAACAACAAGAATAGTAAACTTAGAAAAACAAAATCTCGAATTACTGCAACTACTCGAAAGCATTGAAGTAATGTTATCACAAGGAAACTCAATTACTCCGAAATCATTTATAATTAGAGGTGCAATTCAAATGGCACTCGGTATTGAAAATAAAGAAAGTATTAACAAAAAACTTAAAACAAAATGAATCCATTTTTAGCAAAAGTAAAATACGTAAAACAGCAAGACGATGGCACTTACAAATACATAAAAGAGGAATATCTAATCAATGCGTATAGCTTTACGGATGTTGAAGCTGTAATTTACGAGCAAATAGGGGCGCACGTAAAAGGTGAATTAATCATTCTATCAATCAATAGATACAACATTCAGGATTCAATCATAAAAGACAATTTAGAATGGTTTTATTTGGTTAAAATTAAATACACACCGATTGACGATGAAGGCGGTCGCAAACAAATCACAAACAGATTACTTGTCGAAGCTAATTCAATTGAAAATGCCAACAAAGAAATCATTGAATACTTTGAGAAATTTCAAGTTGACTATGAAAAAATCGAGGTCAAAAAGACAAATATTGTCGAAGTGTTGAATAGCAATGCAGAAGTTGAAATTAACGAAGAAAACGAAAAACTATTATCATGATTGAATTCACGCCAACACAATACGAAAAAAACATCATTGAAAAGTGGAATAACTTTACCGAAAAGTATTGCATTACCATTCCAACAATTGCCCGGAAATACAACTACATGAATTCAATGAAAATAAATATGTTTCTTCAAGGCAAATGCGCCCTTTCAAGTCACACTATCGGAAAAATTCAAGCTGAAATAACTAGAATTATTCAAGAAAATAACTAAATTTAAGTGATGAAAAATAAACTCAAATTGATTTTAGGATTTACGCTATTACCATTTGCAATAGCGCTATTTGGAATTGATCGAATAATACTTTCATTTTGTTGGTGGATGACTTGTTCACCGATCCAAAAGTGGATTTACGATGAAAAGAAAGTGTTTAATAGCCTAGTGAGAACAGTAGTTGTATTTGCTATTTATGGATTGATTAAATTGATATTTTAAAAACTGAGGTTCGGCAAAACCTACCCTATAACACTCGCACCTCAGAGCGTTGTCTTATAGGGTCAATATTTGGCTCTGGTAAACCAATACAACCCCCTAGTAAACCAAAAACCTAGGATAGTTTTAACGAGTTAGGGGGTTTTAACGTAGTTTAATTCTTACCATTTGAACAGAATTAAGCTCTTTTTTAAAGTGGCTAGTGTAAAAATTAGCCACTTGATTATAACGTAAAATAATAAAAGCAGTAACGATATGAAAGAAAAAATTTATAAAATATGTACCAAACTAAATGATGGACAAATAGCTGTTGTAGAAGCACAAGAGCAGTTATTGCTTTTATTTAGTGTTAGTGAGCGAAGCGAACAGTCAAAGGCGATTTCAGACCTTAAAGATTTCGCTTATGAAGTTTGCCCATTACACAGAGAAGATGATTTGGAAGAAATAGTTGGTCGCCTTTAATTGCAACTAACGTTTTGCAACTTGGCTTAGTTTTTTAAGCAAAAAGAAAAGATAAAAATTATAAATATGAATAAGATTTTAGAAATGAGTACAGCAGATAAAATTTTGCTACTCAATGAGATTAGAAGAAACTATACTCCATTAAAAAAATACTGGACAGTAGAAAAAGTAGAATGGTTACAAACTCAAATATTAATTGAGTTGCAAAATTTAGGTAATTTTGATTTATCTTAAAAATTGAGCCTATTTGCTGTTATGGCATCGTTTTAATGTGCCATAACTTGCTGCTAACCGCCATAAATGGCGCATATACAACAATCACTTAACAACAAAATCGGAAATACCGATTAATTAAAAATATTAATGCAAGTAAAATAACTTATTCATACAAAAACAGCTGAAATAGATAGGTTTTAACCTGTTTATTTTTGGTTTTAGTGGAATTTCATAAAAAAATAAACCTACCATTTGACACTATGAAAAATAAATGTAATTTTGTTTTGTCTAAGTCAAGGTAGATTATTATATTTGGATTTTCTTATCAAATTCATACTTAAAATTCCCTACTTGGCTTGACACTAGTAGGGTTTTTTTGTTCCCATAACAAAATGCAACGGACGGCGATACGTTAGAGTTCAGAACCGATAAAAGGTGCGCGTATGCAATTTGTCTTAAATGATGTAAATGGGTTTTCTTAACTTGTTACCCGACATCAGCCTCAAACGACTTCGAGAACTCAACGGAAGTAAATAGGTGGTAAATAAGTTATCCTTTTTATTGGGAGGGGAGGGATAACTTGTTTATTGTCACCTAAACTCATTCTCAAATCTTACAAAAGTAAATTTGAATTATAAATATTATCTTTGATAAAAAAAAAACATTAAAAACTCTTCAAAAAAAAAATAAGTGCCACAATCAAAAAAAAATAGTGCAATCGAATCTTTTTTTAACGTAGTAATTGGATTAATTATTTCATTTTTAATTCAATTGATAATTTACCCAGCTATGCAAATTGAAGTTTCTATCAATCAAAATTTGATAATAACTTTTGTCTTTTTTATAGCCTCATTTATTCGAGGTTATTTAATTAGACGTTTGTTTAATAAATTTTAAACCATGAAAAAACCTGAAAATACACCTAAACGACCTAAAAGAAATACAACCGACATCAAACGACCTCGAAAAGACTCCTCAAAAATCAAAAATAAACCCGAAAATTTTGAACACGTTTTGAAAATAATTGAGTTTGAGGGACTTAGTCTATTTAAGGCACTTGAAAGGCTTAAACTCGATACAAAATCTTTTTATATTTGGCTTGATTCTGAGGAATATAACGCCAAAAGATACGCGCGTGCTTGTCAAAAAAGGGCAGATCGAATATTTGAGGAAATGATTGAGATTGCAGATAAACAAGAAGCTGATATTTACGTCGATAAAGACGGAAATAAGCGAGTTGACCACAACGTAATACACCGAAATAAGCTACAAATAGATACCCGTAAATGGATGCTAGCAAAGATGCACCCGAAAAAATACGGTGATAAGATTGATGTTACAAGTGACGGCGAAAAGGTGAACAATGTGCCTCAAATCGTATTCACGTCCAAAGACAAGAATGAATAACATTGAAATAAGCGAGAAATACCAACCTTTATTCAACATTCCAAAAGGAATTGACACAATTATAATAACTGGAGGTCGTTATTCTCAAAAGTCTTTTGCTGTTGGTTTGGCAGTTTGTTACCATACTTCGATTAATGCCCACCGTTGCTTATACACACGTTACACTTTGACGAGTGCAGACGATTCAATCATTCCAGAGTTTAACGAAAAGATTGAAATGCTAGGCTTTGAAAGTAATTTTGAGATCACAAAAGGACGTATTAACGTGCGCCACAACAAAGGTAAAATCGTATTCAAAGGAATAAAAACGAGTTCCGGTAATCAAACCGCTTCATTGAAATCCTTAAAAGACTTTTCGATGTTTGTTTTAGAAGAAGCGGAAGAGCATCCAAGTTTTGAGGACTGGGATAAGGTCAAAAAGTCGATACGATCATTTGACGTGCCAAACGTTTCTATTTTGGTGCTTAATCCAACGACAAAAGAACATTGGGTATATACTGAATTCTTTGAGAAATACGGTATTGTCGAAGGGTTTAACGGTATTCACAACAATATCCTTTACATACATACCACTTACCAAGATATGCCACGCAAATTTATTGCTGAAAACATATTCAAAGAGTTTGAGCAAAAGCGTGTTATGTACGAATACTACAAATCTTTGCCACAACTTGAAAAGGAATTACAGCCAAATTCAGTTATTCGAGATTACAAATACTACAAACACGTTATTTTAGGGGGTTGGTTGGATAGGCAAGAGGGGGTTATTTATGACAATTGGGAACTAGGCGAATTTAATGAGGAAATCCCTAGCGTATTTGGGCTTGACTTTGGATCGAACGATCCAGATGCTTTAACCGAAGTCGCAGTCGATGAGGGAACAAAACGCATTTATATTCGAGAAATTTACTTCAAAAACAATACTTCGTACGATGCTTTAAAAGCAATACTTGCAAATCGAGTAGGGTATATAAATTTGATTATTGCGGATGCCGCCGAACGTAGAATGATAAAAGACCTATATGAAGAGGGATTTAATATCGAAAGATGCCGCAAAGGAAAAGATAGCGTAAAACACGGTATAAAAACTTTGCAAAGTTACACTTTGATTATATGTCCTAATAGTTTAAATTTGCAAAAGGCAATGAACAATTATCGTTGGCACGATGCAAAGAGCGGAACGCCAAACCATGATTGGTCGGATTTATGTGATTCATTTCGATATGCTGCAATGGATATAATTGATAATAACGGATCTAACATTCAATGGTAAAAATATTCACGCCTGAACAGGCACTTGAAAAGATTAAGAAATACCAAACAACCTCTCAATGGGTTTTACAGGCACGTTCTAAAAGTGATGAGCTTAAGGCACTTGTAACAGGTGAAAAATTCCATGAATTATTAATCGATCGAATTGAACATATTGAAAGTTCAAAGCGTGCCGTTGCTAGGCGTAAATACGCTAAGGATATTCGAGATATGTTTAACCGAGTATTCAAGAAACGTTATAACGTATTTGAAGCGGTTGGGGGTTCTGAGGTTGTACGCATTGAAAGCGAAAATCTTAAAGCCACATTTGAGAATATAATTACCAATTTTAAAGGACAAAAATCCATTGAAAAATATCTTTCAGATACATTTTTTAACCTTTGGGACGTCGATCCAAACGGGGTTATTTTTCTAGAATACGAAATGGAAAACGGCGTTATCAAAGAATGTTATCCAACGTACAAATCAATCAATGATATTCGTTATTACGATGCAGACGGTCAAGAAATTGAATACATTATTTTTGAGCCAAAAATATATAAATTAGAAACCAATTCACTTGCCAAAATTTGGCGTTTTGTCGATAGTCAAAATGAATACTTTTTCATTCAAGAGGGCAATTCGTTTAAATTCTTTGAAGAAAAATCGTTTATACATCCTTTTAAACAAGTTCCGGGAATAGTTATTTCAGATAATTCACTTGTAGGTAGTGACATTCGCGTTTCAATGGTGGATCAAGTAGCTGAACTTGCAAAGGATTACGCACGTGACAAATCTGTTTTGACTATTTATAAGTTTCAAAATGGATTTCCGATTCATTGGAGGTACGAACAAAAATGCCGTCCGTGTCAAGGAACTGGAAAGACTGGCGCAGAGCCTTGTAAAATTTGTAACGGTAAAGGAATACTTCAAAAGTCAGATGTTACAGACGTCGTAAGTGTAACGCCACCGCGTGAGGGAGATCCTGTATTAACTCCGAATGTAGCCGGGTATGTTAATCCATCTATTGAAGTTTGGAAACAATACAATGATGACCTTAAACAAATGGAGCTGAAAATAGAATCAACCATTTGGGGAACAATGGAACAAGCCGCTCAAAATAACACGGCAACAGGTAAATTTATCGATACACAACCGATAACAAATGAGCTTTCAAAGATTAGTTCAAACGTGGAATTTGTACATAATTTCCTAGCGAAAATGGTATTACGTTTGGTAGTTCCAATTGAAACAGACCAAGTATATTATTACAAATCGTACGGGCGTAGATACATCATCGAAAGTCCGGATGTTATATTGAATAAATACAACGAATCCAAAGAGAAAGGTGACCCAGTTACGATTTTAGACAGGTTATTGAATGAGTTTATCATTTCCAAATATAAAAGTGATTTGTACATGCAAGCCGTTCAACTTAAAAAGGCACGTTTAGAACCTTATATTCATCAAACAGTTGAACAAGTAAACTCGCTTTTTGGTAAAAAAGAAGCTTACAAAAAAGCTATATTTGCGGATTTTTGGGATATTTCAGACCATTCAAAACCTATTGAAGTATTAGAAAACGAATTTAATTCGTTTGTTGAATCTGAAATTGTCAAATACAATATCTTACCTAGTAAGGCAGAAGCTGATCAAAAATTGCTTTCAATTCTTGAAACTGTAAGTCCAATTGTAGCAAATAAAATGCTTGAATCATTAACAGTAAACGAAATTAGAGATATTTTCAAATTACAACCTGTGGAAAATGGAGATGTTTTACCGGGTGCAAATCCAACGCCACCACCATTTAATTAGTATTCACTTAAAAATCAAATAAATTATGAAAATTGTAGTCGCAGACTTGTATCAATTGCAAAGAATGAACGGTAAATTCACAACCGAGCATAAAACATTGGTACATCCTAAGCAAAAAGTAGCTGAAAGTTATGTTGAGGAAATCAATGCAAACAGTCAAGAAAACGGACGTTTGTATATCATTGATAAAGAAGCTACCAAAGAAAACCACGAAGCGAGAGAACAACACATGAAAGCTCTCGAAATGCGTGAACAAGCTGCTAAAATAACTCCAGAAGCTATCTTAGGGGCAATTAGCAACGGAGCTTCAAAGGCAGTAAAAGAGCCAAAAGCTGAAAAGGTAGTAAAAGAAGTTGAAGAAACAGAAACAGAAACTACCGAAACTGAAAAGCCTAAGCAAACACGCGCACCAAGGCGTGCCAAAAATCCAGACTTAGACTAATCTAAAAATCGTAACATTCACCCAAACAAATAAATTATGAAGTTTAAATTCGCTGGTCAAGAAATTGAAATTGACGACAACACGCTTAAAGATGCGTTGGAAAAACAAACCCAAGTCGAACTACCTAAACCAAATGGATTAGTTATTCGCACCCCAGAGGAAGAGGAAACATTTAAAACAAACATTCGTACTGAAGCTAAACAAACAGGTGTCGAAATTACAATCAAAGAATACCGTGACAAACTCGGACTATCTTTTGAGGGTAAAAACATGGATGCATTTACCGAAGCTTACAAGAAAAAAGTTCTTGAAGAGGCAAACATCCAACCCGACACCAAAGTAAAAGCGTTGGAATCGGACATTGAAAAGTTAAGAAATAATATCCAAACTATTCAATCCGAAAAGGAACGTGTCGAAAATCAATTTCAATCGTTCAAAATTGGTGCGCAAATTCAAACCGAAATAGGTTCGATTATTCCACAGAATACTGTTATACCTAAGGATGACATGATTACAATCATAAAAAACAAATATGATTTCACAGTCGAAAATGGTAAAACAGTCGTTAAGCAAAACGGAGAAATTCTAAAAAATCCAACGACATTAGAGCCGTTAACTCCGAAAGATACGATTGATAAATTCTTCATGGACAATCCAACGTACATAAACAAAGGAAATGGTGGATCTGGTGGCGGTGATTCTGGAAGTGGAAGCGCAAAGCAATCAATTGATAAATTCATTGAAGAAATGCAAGGCAAAGGTATTGCGCCAAATAGCGACAAATTTAATGCTGAAATGAACGAGCGAATTAAAGCTGGTACATTAGAAGTATAACGCCACGCTTAATTGAGAAAGATTAAGTCATAACCCCTCAAATAAAGAGGGGTTTTTTATTTGGTTAAAAAATGCAGGCTCCGCTCCCTGCTCGGTGCTTGTACTTCGCACTATTAAGCGTTTTTATTGCTGTTCGTATTCTTGCATTACAATTTCTTGCCGACGGACTCCAACCGCCTGTTAATACCGACTTACCTAACCTCAGCAAACGATCGGACTCGAACCGAATCAGTACTTAGGAGAGGACTCGAACCCCTATTTATACCACCACACAACTCTGTTTATGGGCGTCGTGTACATCGACTTGCTGTGTGTGTGCATTACCATTCTGCCACCTAAGTATGTTGCTCGTCTATTCCGAGCTGTCAATACGTCTAATTTTGTGCGCAATTCAGGACGGCGTATTATCATTTAGTTTTATTAACCAATATTTAAAATTTTATTTCCTTTTTCAGTTAAAATCCATTTAGTAAAACCGTTTGATTTTTTACCATGTTCTTTAACTAATCCGTGAACATCTCTAAATTGAACAATATTAAAAAATACAGGTATTTCTAGTTTGATTTTAGTTAACGTCGCTTGTAATTCTCTTAATTCTTTCATATGGTTGTCATTTATAATTATGAAACAAAGATACAAAAGTTTTTAAAACTACAATAAAAAATTATTCATTTTTTAAAAATAATTTGAACTATCTGAAAATTTCGAATAGTTGAAACACAAAATAATTCAATACTAACTATTGACAAGCCTATTAATTCAATTTAATTTTGCGTTTATCGAAGCCGTGCTTCAAAGCCTTTCGCTGACGTTCAGCAACAAATCAAAGAAATTTTATTATTGTTTAATCTAAAAATTAAAAGAAATGCCTAATTACACATTAGCAAATCTTGTAAAAGCACAAGCAAAATTAAACGGTGCTTTTGCAAATGCGGATAAGCGTTTTCGCGATCCTGCTGTTTTCAAAGCGTTTATTCAAAGCGCTCCATCTTTTTTACCCGACTATGAAATCCTTCGCAAACGTGAAGATAGAGCAGTTGAGGCGAATTATTTTGTAAGACAATCCAGAGCTTTGGGAACTGGTCGTTCACATAACCATACTGGTTCAAGTGGTGATTCAGGTGTATTAACTCCAAGTTGGACAACTTACAATGACAAATTTTCTTTCACTCTTAAACAAGCTGACAACTCTGTGTTTGATGCAGTTGAAGAGCAAAACGAAAAATTATTGAACGTTATTGCAAACTTCGCAGACGGTTTGGATGGCGTTGCTGCTACGTATGCATTCGCAAACAGATCGGGTGTTAACAACGCTGCTGCTGAGGGTACTTTTAACGCTACAAATGATGCGTTTGAAATTACAGATGCTACCAACGGTAATCGCGCGATTCAAATTACTCGCATGGTTATGGACATCAACAAGTACCAAGGTGGTATGTTCACAATCTTTTGTGATTCAATTGCTTTCAATAAGTTCCTTTTCGGAGCTGCTCAAGGTGCTTCAAATAGTACGAACTATTCATTCCAATACCAAGGGGTTAATTTCGTTCACGCGCCACAATTGACGGCGGCGGCTGCGGCATTGTCTTATACGAAGGGTTTTTGGGTTGCGGTTCAAGACGGTATGATTGGTGGTTTACCATGGATTCCAATTCAAAACAGAAACGGCGTTCAAACAATGGTAAATACATACGGGTCTATCTTAAACCCTGTTGATGGTTTATCGTACGCGGTTCACTCATATGAAGCGAGAGCGAACGGAACATCTGTAAACGGTTATACTCAGGATGTTTTAACAGAGGTTGAAGTATCTTTGGATATAGCGTTACAACACGCTCCATTATCAGTAGCTTCTGAAACTCCTTTACTTGCATTTGCACTAGTTTAGTATGTTTGACGTTACTAAAATACAAAACGGTTTGTTCGGGCTGGTTGGTTTGCGCCAACCGCTCGATCCGTCTTTGCCTGTTTTAGTTTCTCAAATTACAACAAGTCAAAGTGGTTTGTATGTGGACGATGTACCACCGTTTAAATTGAAATTGTTTTTAGATACTCAAGAATTTGCGGGTATTGACACAGCTCAATTGAACACGTTACTCGAACAAACACAAAAAACCGCTATCGCAAATGTGATGTATAAAGTATTTGATCAACCGGATTATATCGATCAAAATTACCTATTCTCAAAGGCTTCGACTAGAACCAATATTGAAACGGATTTAAACGGCTTTGTTTACGGTTATGAAATCGAGGTTTCAGATACTAAAAATGTAGCTTTTAAAATTGGTAAATGTCAATTTGAATACTCATTTGATAATGGTTCTATTGATGTCGAAGTGGTAGTTATGAATAGTTTAATACCTACTCCGATACATACCAAATCAATTACTTTAACGTCAAAATTTCAGATTGAAACATTGGATTTTGTGATTAATAACACGGATTCCGATTACAAGGGTGATTATTATTTAATGATTTACCCAGTAAACCCGTCTGAAAGATTAGAACCGTTTAAGCGTGATTATGAAGATGCGGCGCAAATGAATTACCTAAGTGAGATCGAAGTTGAACAATGCTATTTTAACGCAAATGATTGGTCAATTACAGATTTCACAGCTGAAAACGTATATGAAATTTCAAACAACGTTGGAATGAATCCTCAGATATTCGTATTTGAGGACTTTACCGAGTTTGTTGTTACTTCAAAGACGTTGTTTTCAAGGGCTGTTCAATTGGAATGGGCTATTTACTTATTGATGCAAATAGCAACTTCAACACGAAGTAATAGAGATGAGCGGTTAGGTCGTGAAATTGTAGCCATGATATTGCTTTCAATCAATGGAAATAATGCCGAGGGTCAAGTAAACATGAGGGGATTGCGAGATGCGTTGTATTTTGAGATTAAAACCCTCAAAAAAGAGATTCAGAAACTCAAAGATTCGTTTTTTACCGATCAATTCACAGTTGACATAGTCGAATGATAGTAGCTAAAACAAACCCTGTAGGTATAGATATTTTAGTGAATGATTTACAAAGTCATTTAGAGAATAAATTAGCCTTTTCCAATTGGGAGAATAACCATCGAGCGTACATAAACCCTAAGATTAACGGTCAAACGGGTTTTATCGCAGAGGTTTATACTTCAAATGGAGAATATCGGGAATGTTTCTACAATGATTATTTCAATGCGACTAGCTTTTTTATTAGTTCCGATAACGCACAGTTTGAACAAGGCAACCGAATAACTCAAGAGTTAAGTTGGATTTTGCAATGTGACTTAAAAAAGTTGCTGCCTAGCGTGCCACACCGAGCTGATGAAGAAATTAGAAACATGGTCATTAACGCTTTTAAATCATGGATAGCAATCTTTGAAATTAATAGCGTAGTAACTGGAATTGAAAACGTTTATAGCGAGTTTAATACTGAAAAATTAACTACTCACAATATGAGTAACTTGTATGTGTTACGTGTCAACTTACAAGTAAAATTTGATAGCACGTGTTGTATAAATTGTTAAACACTTAAAACATAAAAGAAATGTTAGGATGTAATTGTGATGCGGGACTTGCCAACACTGGACGCCCGGGATGTGTACCTCTTCAATCGGTAACATCAAAGTTAATTATGGTTCCGTTAATGGCAAATGACGGTACTTTAAATGCTATTGATTTAGCTGCTGCCTTGCCAACATGGAGCGACTTAATTAATGAAAGTGACGCTTCAAAACGTTGGTTTCCTTTGCCTGCGTTTGAGAATGTAGAAATGCCAAAAGCAGATAGCCAATTTGAAGAGGCTAACTCTGGACGTATGGCGTTTTTACGTCAAGGAAAAAGATCATTTGCTGGTGAACTTTGGGGAGACGATTCAACGCCTACAATGTTAGGTAAATTGAATGCTGGTCGTTGTGTTCAGTTTGGAGTTTATATCGTTGATGTAAACGGTGCTTTAATTGGATCTAAACAAGGTGGATATTTATACCCTATCCCTGTTGATGAGCAGTCTTTCGACCCTAAGTGGATGGTTGCTACAGATTCAACCGTTCAAAAAATCATGGTTGGTTTTGACTTTGATCGTTTATTTGACGATTCAACAATGTACATGATTACTTCATCTGAAGCTGGTATTAATTTCAACTCACTTAGTGGATTGATTGATATCAACGTGGTAAATGATACTGTTACTACTACTACATTGACATTTGATGCAGTATTAGATTACGGTACAGCATTAAACCCTATCAAAGCTCAAGGGCTTGTTTCAGGTGACTTTGTATTAAATAATACTACTACTTCATCTGTGGTTACAGTAACAGCAGTTGAAAACACACCGGGTAATTATACATTGAGTTATGTCGCTCAAACAAACGGCGAAGGGGCTTCACTGGTAATTGCTAAACCGGGTTATTTAGGTACGTTCACTTACATATTTGCGTAATGAAAGCGCCTTACATTGTAGTTGGAAAGGTACATTTTGCCGTTGAACATTTGGAGAGTCAAACACTTAACGAAGTGAAAGCTATGTTTCCACATATAAACGTTGAAATTGTCAAAGCTGCATGGCTAAAAGCTAATCCAAAGAAAAAGAAATAACCTTTGTTTGGGTGAATGAGAGGGGTAGGATAATTCTTACCCCTTTTTTTACCCCTTTTTTTTATGTAACTTAGTATCTGAAATGGAAGCCGTTTTTAAACTATTAAACCGATTTAACTACCTTACACCTATATATCTTTGGTTACGAGTGTTCAAAGACAAAGAATTGCAACGCTATATTATTGATGTATTGATTCAAGATGAGCAGTTGCAAAAAGGTATTGATGGAACGGGTCAAAGAATTACCGATAATGAAGGAAATAACGCGTATTCCTTTTGGACTGAATTAATAACACGAGGTCGAAAACAAGAAGGAGATCCTTATACTTTAAAAGATACCGGGCAGTTTTACGAAAGCATGGTATTTTTGCTAGGTAAAGATTTTTTTGAAATAGACGCAAACCCAAACAAAACAGATGAATTTACAGGAAAAGTTACGAACCTTTTTGACAAATATGGTGAGGAGATTGTCGGACTTACGGAACAAAGTCTTGAAAAAATTACCGAAAAACTCAAAGAAAGACTTATTATCGAAATCAACAAAATACTACAAGGGGATTGATGAGTTACCACTAGAGAATTGGATTGAGTGCATGGATGGTAAAATTGAGTATTGCAGAAAAGATTTAAGTTCTGGAAATATTCAACTAGACAATCAATACTGGGAGTTGATATATGATTCATATCTAACTAAATTTGGATTGAATAAAATGCACGCAAAATTGATTGAAGTCATCAAAAATAAAGCTTTACTTGAATGTGAATTTGTACTTACACAGGATCGGTTTAAATTAACTATGATTGAAGTAGAAGAACAAAAATTGAAATTAATGCTAAAAAATGCGGGGACAGGTGTTGACATTCGAGAATGCTTAATATATATTTCCAAATGGATGGGTCAGTGGATTAATCCAAAGCAAATAACAACCCTAGATTTTTTTAATTTGCAAAAGCAATACGAACGTTATAACGGTATAAAAAAGAATGAAAAAAATTAACATATCGGACTTATTTGAGCAAGAGGATGTATTTAAAGGCATACGTAAAAGCGCAATAGATACTATTGAAACACTACAACAGGTTCAATCTGAATTAAAAGAAAGCGCTAAAGTTATTCAAAATGACATTAAAAACAGTTCGACAAATTCATCAAAGGGATTAAAAGAGTTTTCAGATGCTGCGAAAGCTGCTAGTCAAGTGATGAAAGATAGCGCTACAATTGCAAAACAACAAGCTCAAGCAGAACAACAACGAATAAAAGTTGATCAAGAACTTGTAAAACTTGAAAAGCTAAAAGCTCAGGAACTTGCAAGGGTAGCAAAGGAACAGGAGAAAGCGGCTAAGTTGGCATCAAATGAGGCAAGTGCCTACAGTAAATTGAGTGCAGAATTGAACAAAGCTCGTAAGGCTTACAAAGATTTGGCAGTTACCAACCAAGAAAACACAACAGAGGGCAAAGAATTACTTGCAACAATCACTCAATTGGATCAAAAGTTAAAGGCTGTTGATGCAACTGTTGGTCAACATCAAAGAAATGTAGGGAATTATGAGGGTGCGACTAAGAGTTTAAAGCTACAATTAAGGGAACTTACTCAGGCATTGCAACAAATGGAGTCATCAGATCCAAGATTCCAAGAGATGACTCAGAGAGCAGGGGAGTTAAAGGACCAGATTGCAGATACAAACGCTGTGGTAAAAGCCACTGCAGGTAGTGGAATGGAAAATTTTGCTGGTGCGGTTGCCAAGGCAGGTCAAATTGGTGTGGCTGCCTTTCAA